CCAGCTTTATATGCTAGAGTAAAAGCAGAAGCCAAACGTAAATTTAAAGTTTATCCTTCAGCTTATGCTAACGCTTGGTTAGTTAGAACTTATAAAAAACGTGGTGGCGGTTACAGAAGTTCCTAATGCCAACTAAGAGAAGAGACCCTAAGAAAGGTACTGGCAAGAAACCTAAAGGTTCTGGCAGACGTCTATATACTGACGAGAATCCCAAAGACACCGTTAGCATTAAATATGCTACCCCTGCAGATGCTAGGGCAACTGTAGCTAAAGTTAAGAGAATAAAAAAACCTTTTGCTAGAAAGATACAAATATTAACTGTGGGTGAACAACGATCAAAAGTTGCAGGAAAAACTCAACAAGTTAAAATATTTGCACAAGGAAAAAAAGCAATAAGGAAAAAACATGGCAAAGCCTAGCGGTGGATTAACAGAGTGGTTTGGTAAAGGACCTAAAGGCGATTGGGTCGATATTGGCGCACCAAAGAAAAAAGGTAAGTTCCAAGCTTGTGGTCGAGCCAAAGTAAAAGGTTCTAAAAGAAAATATCCTAAATGTGTACCAAGAGCAAAAGCCAAAAGCATGACAGCTGCGCAAAGAAGAAGCGCAGTTAAAAGAAAACGTGCAGCTGGTAATCCGGGTGGCAAACCTACCAACGTAAAAACTTTTGCTAAAGACGGTAAACTAATACGAAAATATCACAAAGGTTGTGGTAAGGTGATGTCAAACAGAAGGAAGAAAACTAGATACTCATAAAAATTAATGGCAGAAGATCTCAATTTAGCCGAATGGCTATTAAAAAAAATTAGACAAAGACAAGAAGATATACTTGAAACATTAGGTGCAGGTAATATAAAATCCGTTGAAGATTACAGATTTCACATTGGTGAGTTAACAGCACTTCGCACCATGGAATCTGAAATAAGAGAAGTGCTGCAAGAAGAGGATTAACGATGACCGAACTAGCAGTTCCAAACCACATCGCAGAAGAAAGAAAAAAAGAAAGAGAAGAAGCAGCAAGATCAGATGTAGATAAAGCTTATGTCAAAACTGAAGACAGAGTTTTAGATCCTACATTATTAGATAAATCATTACTTGAAAGAATGCCTGATCCCACTGGCTGGCGTATATTGGTTTTACCTTACAAAGGTAAAGGCATAACCGAAGGTGGCATACACTTAACCACATCTACTTTAGATCGAGAATCTTTAGCTACAGTAGTTGCCTATGTTTTAAAAGTAGGTCCTACCGCATATAAAGATGACGATAAATTTGAAGGCGAGGCTTGGTGTAAAGAAAAAGATTGGGTATTGATTGGCAGATATGCGGGAGCTCGCTTTCGTTTAGAAGACAATCACGAGGTAAGAATTATTAATGATGACGAGGTAATCGGCACCATTAGTGATCCAGATGATATTAAAACTTTATAGGTGATTTATGGCTGAACAAGAATATGCTTTACCAGATATTTCAGAAGAGCAAGTAGAGAAAGCTGCTTTACCAGTTGGTAAAAGGGCTGATCAAGAGGCTTCTGATGAAACTAAGTACATCGATCTTGAAGAAAACAAAGATGAACTTAAATCTGTTGAAGAAGACACTATTCAAGAAAACTTTGAAACCAGTGACAAGGTAGTAGAAGAAAACAAAGACAAAAGCGAAGTTGAAAAGAAAGCTGCTTATGCACAAAACAGAATTAATAAAGCTGTTGCTCAAGCAAAAGATTTTCAAAGACGCGAACTTATGGCTGTGCAATATGCTAAACAGCTAGAAGAAGAAAACCAAAAACTAAAAGCGACCAAACAATCTTTTGAAAAAAATATGTTTGATAGTCGTAAGAGCGAAACTGATTCAACTATTGAATTAGCTAAACAAGCTCACAAACAGGCTGTTGAAGCAAACGATGCTGAAGCCATAGCAAGAGCTACTGAATTATTGAGCACTGCTATTGCTGAGAAAAAATACATCGAGGCATCTGAGCAAAGGAGCCAGTTTGAAGCAGATTATGACCAAGCAGTAACTCAAGAAACTCAAAGCCCACTTCCAGAACCACAACAAGTTCAAGAATATGCAGAGCCTTCTCCGAAAGCACAAGCATGGGCAAATAAAAACTCTTGGTTCGGTCAAGACCGAGTAGCCACTACTGTGGCTCTTACTATTCATGAGCAATTAGCTAATGAAGGTTTTGATTTAAACTCAGATGAGTATTACAATGAATTAGATAACAGACTTAGGTCGGAAATACCTAATAAGTTTGATAACAACGTGGAAGCTGACAATAAACCCGTCCAAACTGTTGCTTCACCATCACGCACTACATCGACTGGACGCAAACCAAGTAATCGAGTGGAGCTTTCTCCAAGCGAGCAAAGACTAGCGAAACGTTTAGGCGTTTCATTTAAAGATTACGCAATACAAAAAGCGAGGTTACAGAAATCGTGAATAAAGAAACTAAAACTGAAAAAAGGGCACCTAGAGCTCAAGAGACTAGGGAAACAAAAAAGGCTAAGACTCCTTGGAAGCCACCTTCCATGTTAGAGGTTCCTAACGATCCTCCAGCTGGTACGGTCTACCGATGGATAAGAGCCGAAACGTTAGGTCAAGAAGATCGAACTAATGTTTCCAAAAGGTTTCGTGAAGGCTGGGAGCCAGTTAAACCAGAAGAAGTTCCTGGTTACGATTATCCAACCGTCGATGATGGTCGTCATGCGGGCGTCATTGGAGTGGGTGGTTTGATACTCTGCAAAATAGACAAAGATATTGTCGAACAAAGATCTGAGTACTTTGAACAAGCCACACAAAATCAAATGACGGCTGTGGACAATGACCTTATGCGTGAAGAAAACCCTGCTATGCCTATCTCTAGGGAAAGGAAGAGCAAGGTTACATTTGGTGGAGGGGGTAAATAACTTCCTCTGATTTATTAATTGTTTGGAATTTAAAGTCGAATAAACATGGCAAACGAAACTACTAAAATGGGATTAATCCCTGTTAGAAAAGTCGGTGGACAATCATGGACTGGCGGCCAACAAAAATACAGAATTGCAAGTGGTGCAACTACTGCTATTTTCCAAGGTGATTTGGTAACACAACTTACTGCTGGAACTATCGGTAGACACGCTGCTTCTGGTACTGTACCTATTCTTGGCGTCTTCAATGGCTGTTCATACACTGACCCTACTAGTGGTGAAACAGTATTTAGTAACAGTTATCCTGGTAGCATTGCTGCTAGTGATATTGTTGCTAATGTTATCGATGACCCAATGGTTCAATTTTCTATTCAATCAGACGAGGCTTTCCCCGTAACTGATTTGTTTGGTAACTTTGATATTGTTGATTCATCTCCTGTCGGCGACACAAAAACTGGAACTTCAAACATGCAATTAGATACTTCAACTGGTGCTACTACAGCAACTTTACCTTTGAAGGCTATTGACATTTCACAAGATCCAGAAAATTCCGACGTAGCTAGCGCAGGCACAAATGTAATCGTGGTTATTCAAAACCACGTCATGGGTGCTAAAAGCGCTGGATTAGCGTAGAGGTTTAATAATGGCAATTTCTAGAGCACAATTAGCGAAAGAATTAGAACCAGGATTAAACGCCCTTTTCGGTTTAGAGTACAACAGGTACGAAAACGAGCACGCTGAAATCTTTGATACTGAATCTTCTGACAGAGCGTTTGAAGAAGAAGTATTACTAGTAGGTTTCGGAAATGCTCCAACTAAAGCTGAAGGGCAAGGCGTAAATTTTGATACAGCAATGGAGTCATACACTGCTAGATACTCTCACGAAACAATTGCATTAGCATTTGCTTTGACTGAAGAAGCTATCGAAGATAATTTGTATGACAAACTTGGTGCCAGATATACTAAAGCATTAGCTAGAAGTATGGCTCACACTAAGCAAGTTAAAGCTGCTTCTGTATTAAACAACGCTTTTAACTCAAGCTTTACTGGTGGTGATGGTAAGGAGCTTTGTGCTACTGATCACCCATTAGCGAGCGGCGGAACTTTTGCAAACGAACCTAGCACTGATGCTGATTTGAACGAAACTTCATTAGAAGCGGCGTTGATCGATATTGCTAACTTTAAAGATGACCGAGACATGATCTTGGCTCTTCAAGGTATGAAATTAATCGTTCCTACAAATCTACAGTTCGTTGCTGATAGACTGTTACAAACACCTGGTAGAGTTGGAACTGCTGATAACGATATTAACGCTATTAGAAACATGGGAATGTTACCTAATGGTTATGTTGTAAATCACTTCTTAACAGATACAGACGCGTTCTTCATCAAAACTGATTGCCCAGATGGGTTTAAACATTTTGAAAGAACTCCTTTGTCAACTGCAATGGAAGGTGATTTTGATACTGGTAATATGCGTTTCAAGGCTAGAGAAAGATATTCATTTGGTTTCTCTAACCCAAGAGCAGTTTACGGATCTAAAGGAGCTTAATCTTAGTACTGATTTATAAGAAGTAAATCCCACTTTTTAACTCAAGGGATAAAAGAAAGGCATCGACGGATGCCTTTTTTTTTGGCAGAAAAATTGCTATCCTATGGCAACTAGGATTAATTATCCGTTACTGACTGACCTAGCAGACTCGCCAAGACAGTAACACTACGGAGGTAAAAAATGGCAAACACAACTTTTAACGGTCCAGTTAGATCTGAGAATGGTTTTAAAACTATTATTAAAGATAGCACAACTGGCGGATTAACTAATGAAATGACTCTTTCAACTTACAGCACTTCTATTACTATTGCTGCTTCTGGAACTGACCACAAAGAAAGTTCTATTGGAATACCATCAAACTTTATTCCAATGGGTGTAGCAATCACTGTAACTAGTGCTGCAGCTAACGCAGTAAACTTGGTAGATATTGGTACTGATGCAGACACTGATGGTTTCGTAGATGGGATCTCAGTTGCTATTAACTCAACTGGTTTCAAAGGATTCTTCCCTTGCAACGGAGTTTTAGGTATGTCTGGTGGTACTACAACTGCTGCTACTGAAACAGCTGATGAAGTCGAAGTAGTTATTTCTGGAACAGCAGGAGCTGGTGGAGTAATCGCATTAAAATTCTTTGGAATCGCGTCTGACTCACCAACTGCATAATAGGAGCTAATTATGGCAACTTCTGATGTTATAACAGCTTCTGTAACTTCAACTGGCGACATGACCACTAATCGTTCAAGACTTCGTGGTTTTGTAGTTTCAGGCGGAGCTTCAGATGGCACAGTTACTTTTAAAAATACTAGTTCAGGGGCAACACTATTGGTGTTGCCTGTAAATGCTGACACTACAGAAACATTAAATATTCCAGATAATGGCGTATTGTTTTCAAGTGGCATACATGCAACTTTATCTAACATAGATAGAGTAACTATATTTTTTA